AGAAGATAGATAAAATCATGGAGATTGTCACAGAGGTTTCTAATCGTGTAGATACTACCAATGCTACAAATGCAAGGACACGTATTCTCAGGTTTGATGATGAACTCATAAATGGGGTTCATCACAGCCGAGAATACTTTCAGCAAACACTGGAAGAGATAGACACATATGAGGAGTACTGTGACAGACATCCAAAGTACAGAAACAATGCTTGTACACTGGCAATAGAACATATCCGCAGAGTATATACAAAACTGCTTGACGAGGGAGGGTTTATACAATGAGAGATTGGAAAAGCAAACTTTCAAGTAGAAAATTCTGGTCGGCTGTAGTAGGGGTTGTTATCTCTATCATGGTTATCTACGGTTCACCAGAAGAAGAACAGACCAAGGTAACAGGACTCATCACGGCAACAAGCACTCTTATAATCTACATACTTGCTGAGAGCAATGTAGACAAAGGGAATAAATAGTTAATAGAAATTTAACGAAAAATAATTTATTCTCTACCTGATTTTGAGTATAATGAAAGTGAGGGATGAATATGCTTACTCCCGATAGAACCTTTTCAATCTACGGTATGCCTGTCAAGGAATACTTCATTACAAACCACAACTACAACAAGATATCTATGCCTACAGTGATGCAAGGTAAACCTCTCGGTGTTACTCTGCATAATACCAACATTATTGATGTGTCTGGAACTACCATGTCAGAGCAATACACAAGAGCTACAGTTAATGGTCGTATGGGTACGGTACGAGTTCATTACTATGTAGATAAAGACGAGATATGGCAGAACCTTCCGCACACTCAGCAGAGTTGGCACTGCGGTCAGCAAGGCAGACTCGATAACAGCAAGAGTCTTCTCGGTAATGCAAGGACTATCTCAATTGAATGTATCATGAGAGATGAGAAGGATATAAAACCAGAAGACAATGCGGCAAAGCTCATAGCATATCTGCTTAACGAGTATGATCTCAGCATAGATAGTCTGTATACTCACAACTACTGGTGTAATGTAAGAAACGGCATGACAGGTACAGTTGATGAACTGAATACCAAGAACGATGGTTACAAGGGTTGCCCCATATTCATCAGACCTCACTGGTATGAGTTCAAGACAACTGTTCAGAATTACATGAGACAATACAAGACTGTGCAACCTGAGTCTCAGTATATAGTTGTTGAACAGCTTGGAGCATACAGCAATAAGGAAAATGCTGATAAGCTCTTAAAAGAACTCAAATCCACCTATCCGAATAAATATTTCAAGATACTTAAAGTCAGGTGATTTGATGGAAGAAATGCTGAAAGACCTTTATAAGTCCGAACGTGAACACACTCGTAAGCTGACAATCATGAACTATGTTCTCATTACTCTCTGTACTATTCTTGCTATGGTCTGTGTTTTCTTAGCATATGAGCTGACCACATATGAACAGGTAGAGATAACTACAGAGACTTATGAGCAAGACATAGAGGGTGACAATGGGAACATAGTCAATGGCAATCAGTATAACGACTCTGCAACTCACAATGAGAACACTGAGGAGGAATAACACATGGCTAAATCTCGTGTACATCAGAGAGTAACAAAGACAACTATTTCTTCTTACAGGAAGAAGGGTAACAACCAGTACAGATGCCCGACTTGCGGTGCTTACCGAAAGAAGGGTTGATGTGACTGACCATATCAAGACTCGGAAGAAACTCGTGGATATCACCACGGTTACAGAGTTCAAAGAACTTCTCAGTCTTGTGATACTGACAGCAGAAGAACGTAAGATAATGGAGATGCACTACCTACAAGGTATGTCTTTGATGGAGATAGGGTTTGAACTTGGATATGCCGAGGTCACAGTCTGCAAGAAACATCAAAAGATACTGCGTAAAATAGCAAAGGTATTAAAGTGACTCTACTTAGGTAGAGTCACTTTTGTTATATAGAAATAGGGTAATTTTGAGATACTTACTGTATAAGTAGGTATCTCTTTTTTGTTTTATACTGTAATCAAGGGGTGGTGTAATGTACAAGTTCAGAAACCCCAATCCGAATAAGTCTCTCATAGGAGATTGTGTTGTCAGGGCAATAGCTATAGCTCTTGATAAGGGTTGGAAAGAAGTATACATGGACTTATGTTTTCAGGGTCTTGCCCTTTGTGATATGCCTTCCAGTAATAAGGTCTGGAAAACCTATTTACAGAACAATGGTTTTGTGATAGGTGTAATACCCAATTCCTGTCCTGAATGTTACACGATAGCTGAGTTTGCAAGTGACAATCGGGATGGTACATATATACTCGGTACAGGAACTCATGTTGTAGCAGTCATCAATGGTGACTACTATGATACTTGGGATAGTGGTCAGGAAGTACCACTGTTCTATCTCTATAAGGAGGTATGGTAATGTACAATTACTTTCCTACAGGCTATCAACCATATCAATATCAGCAGACACCACAGTATCAACAGCAATATACCCCACCTACAATCAGAGCTGAGATAATACAAGTTGGTGATGAACAAGAGGTACAGAATTATCCACTTGCGGCAGGAGCTACACAGATGTTTATGAGTAAGGATGATAAGTGTATCTTTATCAAAACAGCTTATGCTAATTCACCTGCTCAGATTGTACGGTATAATCGGGAAGAACCCAAGACAGAACCGCCTGTAGAGTATGTCACAAGAGAAGAACTTGACAGGCGGTTGAATGGTATCATAGAGAAGTTTAAGCCTAAGAAACAAGGAGATGTGAAGAATGGGTCTGTTCAATAGTCTTGGTCAGGGTAACAACATAATGAATACAATACAGAGATTTCAACAGTTCAAACAACAGTTTCAGGGTAATCCTCAACAGCAGGTTCAACAAATGTTGAATAGTGGTAGGATAACTCAGGAACAGTACAATAAAGCTGTTGAGATGGCAAAGAATTTACAGCAGTTTATGAAGTAAGCTCTGCTTACTCAATGTAATTCTCTGATGGGTGCGCAACATCAGTGAAAATAAATACAAAGGAGAACTTTATTATGGCTCTTACAGATGAAGGCATGAATACTACTATGCTTGTATCTCCTACAGGCAACAACGGTGGTTTCGGTAACGCTTTTGGTGGAGATGGTAGTTGGTAAACTAAATCTGCCAACTTTAAATTGCGGTATTAAGCAGGAAGGCTGAAACGCTAACCCGAACCGAAGGCTATACAAAGTATAGTCAGGGGCAACGCATAGGTAGTGAAAAGATATAATCTACCCAAGAGACCGCAACAGTATTGACAATAATCCCCCTATATGTTATAATAAATAAAGGAGGGGATTATTGTGCCAAGACAATACAAAAGGCTTACCATTGATGACTATGAAATTACAAGAGATGGTAATATTATCAATAAGCATACAGGCAGATATGTAAAACCACAACCAAACGGTAAAGGTTATCTGCGTGTTGGTATAGGCAAAAAGCTCTTGTTTGTTCATAGGCTTGTAGCTGAAAAGTATATACCTAATGAGGGTAATAAGCCACAAGTAAATCATAAAGATGGTAATAAGTTGAATAACTGTGTTGATAATCTTGAATGGGTGACAAATCAGGAGAACAGAGACCACGCTGTTAAAAACGGTTTGCAAGCATCAGGTGAAAAATGCCCTTATTCAAAACTTACAAAGAGTCAAGTATCTTTTATCAGGGAGCATACAGAAATTACACCAACAGAAATGGCAAAAGTTTTTGGTGTTAGTAGGTCAACGATAAATGGTATTAGGCAATATCGCTCTTGGAAATACTGAAAAGATATGCTGAACTTATGCGAAATGAAGCATAAGAAGTAAGGGATAAAAAGCCCTTACGGTAACATAATGGGATTCTGCTTTTGTTTATCCTGCTTGGTAACGGTGGTTGGGGCTTCGGCGGAGGCTACGGTAACTATGGCATGATAGGCAGTGAGATGTACCCTTGGATGAACCAAGCTAACCTCACATCGAACGGTTTTCAGAACCAGATGCTCAATGACAACGTTACATCTATCCGTGATGGAATTAGTGGACTCTCTACTCAGCTTTGTGGATGCTGTGCAGACGTTCAGCAATCTCTCTGCAATGGTTTCTCAGGTGTTAATGCAACCATAAATGCAGGTTTCGCTAATGCTGAGACTTCTGCTAACGCAAGACAGATGGCTAATATGCAACAGGCTTTCGCATCGCAGACAGCTATCACGGCAGGTATGAACACACTTGCTCAGGGTCTACAGAACAGTTCTTATGAGAACAGAACAGGTATCGCTGACCTCAAATACACAGTAGCAAGTGAAAACTGTGCGGACAGGGCGGCTCTTGCTGATGGTCTGAGAGATGTTATCACCAATCAGTCGATGAATACTCAGCGTATTCTTGACCAGCTCTGCAATGACAAGATAGATGCTAAGAATGAGAAGATAGCAGACCTTGAAAGACAGCTTACAATGGCTAATCTTGCGGCTTCTCAGACAGCTCAGACTGCGGCTCTTCGTCAGTCCGATGCACAAACAGCAAATCAGCTTATTTCAGAACTGAGGTCTTGCCCTATTCCTTCTCAGCCTGTATATGGTAATCAGCCCATATTCTCTTGTCCTAACAGCTACGGCGGTTGCGGATGCGGATGCAACGGTTAAGGGGGTGTTCTGAATGGCTGAATATTCGGCAAACGCTGTTCAGACAGTAGCTCCTGCTTCAACTGTAGTATTCACAGATACTCCTGTACCTTGTACAAGAGGTCTTGTCAGACACCGTGATGATACAGGTTCATTCCTGCTCAGAGGTTATGTAGCAAGACAGTCTTGTGGTTGCTGTCCTGAGTCTGCTATCTACATGGTAGAGTTCGGAGCAAACATAGCAATCCCCACTGGTGGTACAGTAGAACCTATCTCACTGGCACTCGCTATAGATGGTTCTGTGATACCCAGTAGCACCATGATTGTAACTCCTGCGGCTGTAGAAGAGTACTTCAATGTATCTGTAGCTGTCAATGCTCAGATATGGAGAGGTTGTTGTGAAGCACTCACAGTAGTAAATACATCCTCACAGGATATACTTGTACAGAACGCAAACATAGTTATATCTCGTCCTGACCTTGCGGTAACGAGATAAGAAAGGAGTTGTAATTATGGGAAAATCAATCTATGACCTCAGAGAAATGCTCTGTGAAGAGCTTGAACAGATAACAGCACAAGGCTCACTCTCAGGTGAGAAGCTGAAAATGGTCGATATGCTCACACATAGCATTAAGTCTATTGATACTATCATAGCTATGGAAGACTCAGGCTACAGCCGTAACGATGGCTATAGCTATGCTGACAGATACCGCAGAGATGGTAACTCCTATAACAGCTATGTGAAGAGAGATAGCAGAGGCAGATACAGCCGTGATGACGGCAAAGACCATCTGATGCATCAGCTCAAAGACATGATGCATGAATCCGATGACAGAGAACGTGAACTCATAAAGCGTTTCATGGAACAGATGGGTATGTAATCTACACAATGGAACAGCACCTCACTCAGGGGTGCTGTTCTTTACTATGTAGTCAACTACTTCTTTCTTTTTCTTCAAGGCTTCCATGATGTACTCATCAATGGTCTTACCTTTTTTCATCTGAGCTACTAAGTGGTAGTAGGTGACTGACTGTGTTTGCGAGGGTCTGTGTATTCTCTTCTTACTCTGTAGGTATTGTGCAAGACTATAAGTCAAGCTGTAGTAGATACAGTAGTGTGCCCTTGTAAGCTCTATACTCTCTGAACCTGATGCATACTGTACAGCAATGATAGAGGTTTTCCCCCCCTGCCACTCTTTCTCATCATCTCTTACACCCGATATCTCGCTGTAACCTCTGTCAAGCTCTTCACATACAGCTTTGATAGCATCAAAGTCACAGCGGAACTTAGCAAAGATGACTACTGGTTCTTCTTTGGGTAGACCCATGAGAAGTTCTTTGAGTTCTTCTCTGCGGTCGGTATTGACTACAGTAGATACATAGTCTTCATCTTCATTTAGTACAGGGATTGTACCACTGAGTATCTGTTGCTGTCTCATACTCATAGAGAGTACATTCTCAACAGATATGTAACCATCTTTGGTGATAACAACACCATCGTTTTTCAGTTCATGGTACATTTCTTCTGTCTTTTTATCAACAGTGTAGTAATGAATGATATTGTGTTTCTTTGGTAGCTTGACTTTTGACTTACCATAGAAAGCACATGAGAACATCTTTGACTTCAAGTCACCGAGATTCTTGTAGGGTTGCTTCTTGTCAAGAACTATGTAACCAAGGTTCTTAGTAAGACCATAGTTGATATTGAGATACTGGTCTCTGAAAGCTGAGAGAGAAGTACCAAATATTGTAGGGTCAAGAAACCTGTACTGAGCATACACATCAACAGGGTCTTCTGCAAGAGGTGTTCCAGTTACAAGATAACGGCACTCCACACGCTTTCCAATCTTGGTAAGGTATCTACTACACTTACTACTCGGAGACTTGATACGGTGGCTCTCATCACAGATTATGCAGTCTACACCGACATACTTTTTCATCAGCTCAGTAGCAAAAGGTTCTCTCCATATGCTGTCATAGTTACAGATAAGGATGGTTCTCTTTGGTCTGTCTTCATGACCTTTGAGACTTTTCAAAGTTACTACTTTTTTCTCGGTAGACAGGTCTGTAAGATTAATTACATCTATCTCATTGAGATTAAGGTAGTGTCTGTCTATCTGTTTTACCCAACTCTGACAACCCTTCTTGGTACAGACAATGAGGGTAACATCCCACTCAGGCTTATTACCTATGAGGTCAATCATTATCTTTGATTTACCTGTACCCATATCTGTATACAGTGCGGCTACTTTACGAGGGTACAGATAGTTAAGTGCCGCTACCTGATGTTCCCATGGAGTTGTTTTAAACAGCATCATCTATAACACCATTCCAGTCTTTGTAGTAATACTTATAGAATGTTTTAAAGCTACATTTCTTGTTTGGAAATACTATCAGAGAGACACAGTTGTTACTCTCTTTAATAATCTTACTACGAGGTTCTATGTTCTCATCCCATGTAACAAACGCCCATTCTACAGCATATAGGGAGTAAACAACCATCGTAATAGCTCCTGCTTTATGCCACTTCCAGAGGTTAAGGAGCTGTGCTTTAGATGGTTTGTTCTTGTGGTCAGGGGTCTTGACCTCTATGCGAAAGGATGTACCATGATAGCAACCGTTAAGGTCTGCTCTACCTGCGCTTTCCGCAGTACCCTTGACCTTTTCTACAATAACACCATCCATATCATTGAGATACTTCATGATGTTATGGGTTATAGTGGTTTCTATGCTCATAGAATTTCCCTTCCGCACCAAGGGCAGTAGTCATAGTTACAATTCTGCATCACTGTATACATAGTGATGATACGTTCGCATCGTACACACTGGAACTGTTTTGATGCACCGTCTTTGTCGGGGTGAATAGGTTTGAGGGTAGTAAAGTGCATAAGTGAATCTCTGTATTTATCTATTTCCCAGTCATTTTCAGTCCTCATAGATTAACCTCCTGTCTTTAGTCTCAGTATTTCTGTCTTCAAGTGGGATGATACCCACAGTTTTATCCAGAAGTCCTTGTCTATTTCAAGACCATACTTCTCAAAGATGTACAGTTCTGAGTAGGTGTTCTTACAGCTTGCAACTATAAGTTGTTTGAGTTCATCTATGTGTTCTACTCTATCCATCTTGAAGTTACTCAGGAAGTCTTCTCTCGCCCACATAGAGAGGTAGGCATTGAAGTCCAGTACATCTATGTGAGCTAAAGAGTTGAACTCATTCCAGAGCTTTTCAGATACGCCACAGAAGTACATCCATTTAAGTTTTTTACCTTTGATAACTCGTATATAAATTTTATGTAGCATTATGTTTTGTACCATATCGGTTGTATCAGGGTTTTCTTCCAGAGGTCTCTGTAACCACAGAGTATTTCATCTATAGCAATAGGGTCTTCACCTCTTGCTATCATACGTTCAGCTATCACACCTGCATCAGCAGTTACATATATGAGCTTAACATCAGAGCGTAGCATCTCCATTTCAAGATATCTGAGAGCTTCCCAAGAGTCTTCAACATATCTTTCAGGCTCGTCTATGGGACGAAGTTTATACATAGCAAGAGGTCTGTTGTCTTCTTCCTGATATGCAAACTGGGAGTAGCAGAACCTATCAACAATGATGTTTTTCTCTCGTGAAGCATAGATAAGGTTTGAAAAGAAGCCATAGGTGTTTGGTGTCTGAGTAGTACAGTGGACTATTTCTGCACCAAGAACAGGTTTTAAAAGGTTAGCAAGAGTGGTCTTACCTGTTGCATCACAGCCCTCTAAGATTATCAGCATAAGTATTCTCCTTTACAAGTATGGCGCACAATTAAGTGCGCCATGTAATCAGTAGGGATTGCTCATTGCAAGGAGTCAATCTTCCTCCCAGTCCTCGTCATCCTCCCAGTCATCATCCTCATCTTCGTTGAGTTCCTTCTTGGGAGCTTCCTTCTTAGCAGGTTTCTCCTGCTTGGGTTCTTCCTTCTTCTTGGCAGGCTTCTTGGGCTTCTCTTCTACTGTCTCTTCTTCTACCTCTTCATCGTCATCATCTTCGATGTCAGCAGTAGCTACGGATGCCTTAGAGTAACCGAGGATTCTTGCTCTGAGCTGACCATTGTACTCTTCATGAGCTACCTCAATGTCGCAGGTCTTACCGATGAGCTTGTCAAGGTCAACTACGACCTTACCATCAGCGGCTACACCGAGAGATTCGAGTACGAGCTTGAACTTCCAGAGTGCCTTATCAGTGAGCACGAGGTTGTCATAGACTACAGCACCTTCGCTGTCACCCTTGATGACCTTGAACTGACATACGAGCATATCATCGCCGTTCTGAGTTTCCTTGTCATCAATCTGAATAAGCTGTGCGGTGTGAATACCCTCTTCACACCTTTTATAAGCGGTTACTCCTGTGAAATCGAACTTTCTCTTTCTTGCCATGGTTAATTACCTCCATTAAGTATTGTCATAAGTTTATCAAAACTTGGGTTTACTACGATTGCAGGTATATCTATACCCTTTTGAGTCTGTACCTTAGTCCAGTAGAACTCATTAGCTCCGAGGTGACACGCATATCTTACGAGGGTCTTCTCTTTGCCGTCTACTACCTTGGTCTTACTCATGCGGCAGGTATGTATACCAAGATTGGTCATACCTTCAAGATATGTTCTTACACCCTTTGATACATTGGGTCTGATATCAGGAGCTATCTCACCTTCCAGACCCTCAAATGCATCAGCTATCTCGTGACAAGTAAGAACTATCCACTTCTTAGTTGCGAGTTTATGAGCAAGTCGGATGACCTCTTCTGTGTCAGTTTTGAGGTTGCCCCAGTCTTGCTGAGTCATCTTCTTGTTCTTGCTGATAATGTTGTCGTGAGTCCACACATTCACATAGAGTGAGAATGTGTCTATTACGATGGACTCATAGTCTGTATCAGTCTTGTTGAGTTCATCAAGAACCTGCTTTAGTTCAACAGCGGTTTCAAGTCTGATGACCTTGATGCCGTCTTCATTTGAGATAGGGTTAAGACCTTCATCACCTATCTGTAAGTAAAGCATGGGCTTAGGGAATGTACTTGACAGTACTGTTTTACCAGTGTTAGACTGACCATAGATGACAACCATCTTGCTCTTACCGATTTCATTAATCGGTTTCGCTCTGCTCAATACACTCATTGACTTCCTCCTTTACCATAAAGTCTCTCTCAATTATCTCTTCTACAGGACTTGCAGTAAGTTCAGCGTGACATATATCACGATACTGACACCAACCGCAGTTGTAGGTGAGGTTCTTAGTTTTGTTCAGCTTCCCATGCTGAACTATATCTTTACTGGTGTACTTGAACCCTTCCCATACATTCTTTATCATCTCAGGAATGTAGTCCATCTCGGTACGGAAGAAGAAATTTGAGATGTTGTTTGCATACTTTTCTATATCTTCTTCTTTGGGTTCAATTCCACGTTCTTTACAAGCTCTCTTGTAGCTTGCAGGAGTTATCTTATTGTTTGCGGCAGTAGAGAACTTATTGCTCTTGTCAAGCCATACAGGGTATGATGCCGCCTGACTGTGTATGTAGTCCCACATGATAGTCTCAGGGAATTTACCATACATTTTCTTTACAGCTACAGCATACAAAGACTTCTGAGTATTCATCACCAAGAAGTCTTTATTAGGCATCTTGGTAAAGGTCTTATGTTCACCTACTGTTATGCCGTCATCATTGAAGTAAAGTTCATCAATGAAACCCTTAAAGTATATGGGTTCACCTTTGAAGTTACCCATCTTGATATTGAACTCAACTTCTGTCTCATTGGGGAGAGGTGCATCTTTCCACACGTCACAATAGTCATTGAAGATTGTGAACAGTGTCTCAGGATAATCAGCACCGAGGTCTGACTGTTGGTCAGCAGGAAGTGAGTAATAGGTATCAATGATTTCCTGCATTGCCTTAGACTTTTCATCATCAGACTTATTCCTGTATTCAAGGAGCTTGTGAAAATCTGTACCAAAGTACAAGGGTCTGTCCTTTTTCTTCTTAACTATACCCTCTTCATAGCACAGGTAGTGCTTATAAGGACACGAGAGGTAAGTATTTACTCTTGAATAGCTGATATGCATTGTATCACACTTTCTGGTGCTTTACTCTATCTTTGAGTTCAGCTTTCTTAGCATCATTCCATCTGTCAACAGTGCCGACTAAATAGCCTGTTCATATACTATTCATATATTGGACTGTTCCTTGCCTCGTAAGGCGAACCGTATGCAGTCTCTACAATCAAGTTCTTTCATAAGTAATGTGATAACCGTGTACATACTTTCTACGATGATGTAGATAGTACTCTATTGCACCAACAGAGCAACCTACTTGTTGTGCTATATAGTGACAACACTTTGCGTGACTTTCAAACCTTTTGGTCTCACCATCTTTTGAGATGGTAATAGGAAAACCAAGGGACTCAATAACTGCTCTTTGCTGTTTAGCTCTGTTCTCAGGTTTGCGAGATGCTTCAAGCATCCGTCTGACAATCTCTCTTTGTTGCTCAGGAGTTGCCGACATATACCTTGCCCTTGTTACTTCACCATTATGCTTCTTGCCTTCTTCTGAAAACACACGGTTCTTGTGGTTCTCTGCTCTGGTCACATATCGCAGATTGGTATAATGGTTATTGTGTCTGTCACGGTCAATGTGGTCACATTCAAGACCTTCGGGTTTAGCACCTAACCAACACTCAGCAACAAGAAGATGTACTAACCTATGTACTTGCTTGCCGTTAAGAACAGGGTGTACTCGGTAATAACCTCCACGTTCTTGTTCTTGTCTTAGATGGTGCTTTGATTTCACATTTCTTACTATTCTACCGTCTTCTGAAACTTCATATAAAAATTTCAATGATGGTATTTTTCTAAACTTGACCACGAGATTTGAGTCTTTGCTCATCCCTCGTCACCTCCATAGTTATTATTTACTTACGTCACCTATTCGGTATACTGACTATGAAAGCCCCTTATCGGGTCAGCGGTTACTTTTGGACAACAGGTTATGCTATCCTACGTACTCTGTCAAAATGTATCTCAGGGATATCATAATCAAGGTCTACATAGTCACCGTCTACAGTGATTGTAGCAGACTTGACTTGCGGATGTTTGTCTGAGATATACTTCTTGTACTCTTCTACCTCTTCTTTGGGTAGGCTACCATTTACTGTGATTTCCATTACATCACCTCCGATACACAATATATACGACCTCTGGTCATCTCAATTGCTGTATCTGTAGCTTTTGTTGAGGTCTCAGCAAGAACTCTTACCGAGTATCTTTGACCTCTGAACAGATACTTTACGATGAATAGCTTCATCTGAATGACCTCCTTCTATAGATGAGCCACACTAAATGACCACGGACTACAATCAAGTGTAGCTCTAATGTCCGTTTACGGTTCAGGGCGTTCCGAGTGCCGTCAATTATACCCCCAGTGTGCTATTTGTTTACGCAGTTTCGGTTCTGCGAAGAGCTGACCTGAGTGCTCATGGGTAGGCAGAGGGTGAGACTTGAACTCACGACCAAGAGTATTCAATGGCATATCTCTTCACACCATAAAGCTCTAACCATCTGAGCTACCTCTGCATAAACGGTTTAAAGTTGACCGTAAACTACACATCACGCAACTTAGCCTGACGTTCGCCACAATTACTCACTACTCACTTGTACTTTGCTTTCATATATAACTGTGATGTGCTACTTGTCACTGGGTATGCGTACATTTGTTCTTCCACCCCGCTGGTGTAGAGGGTAGGATTTGAACCTACATTCTCCGTGGTTATAGCCGTTACGCCCCACCTGCATTACCATAGGGAGAGTAGCCTCCCATGTCTGCGACCTCTACGTATAGGCGAGAGTGTATCTCGCCTGTCTGTCTTTCCAGACTGTCC